ACTCTTATCACCCAGCTCTATAATTTCAATATTAAGTTTTCTTTCCTCAATTTCCTCTTTCGCAATATTCATTCTGCGAGGTGTCAAATCGAGTTCATTATCGCCTTCTTTAAGTAATATATGATTTAATTTGACAAGCAGAATTTCTCTTTTTTCCTTGTTTTTAAAATTAAACATAATCCACTCCTTAAACTATTGATACAGTTGTTTCGTTTTCGTCGATTCCAAGAATTTTCAACAACTGTTTGTATATTGTTAAATATTGATTATTTCCACCTGTTTCTTCGATTACGATGTTAGATGCTTGAACTTTTGTAAATTCAAAATCATCTAATGAAGTGAGTAAATATCCAAAAAGATATATTTTGAGCAATTTTTCTTTTTTACTGCTATGTTTTTCTTCAGCGACTTTATAAAACTGCTCAACAACTTCCACATCAAAATCAGAAGTTTCAGGAATATATTTTTTCAGTTCCTCCAAAGTTTCGTCTGTCATTACTCATCAACTCTTTTGTTAATAAGTTTGTTTTTTGACAGAATTTCAAATTCCGATTCGGTTAATTCTAACTTATCCCCAGTTTCATATCTAATATCGTTAAATCTCAAAGGCGTTAAAGCTACTGCTTCAACAATAGCTTTTACCTCTTCCTTTTTATTCTCTTTTGCCATTCAATTCACCTACCCTACCGTTGCTATGAACATCGAATTTACGATATTAGGATTTGGAGCTACAACCGCTTCAACAACTACATTTATATTTCTAACAGCTGCTGCCTTTACTTCCTGCTCTACTTCTAAAGTTGCAAATGTTCCAGCGATATCTACAATTTCTCTATCCCCTGCGATGCCTAACATCTGGTCGGTTTTTGTTGGAGTTGGTCCATATTCCATTTTCCCTAATTGCCCATTTGGTATCAATGTAACAACATTGTTCGGAAATACTGGCTGAACTCTGCCTTTTACATTTATTTTCTCATTCCATATAACTATCGAAAGCCCTGTCATTTCTTCAATAATTCTTTTTTTATCATCTTCTGTTATCAATACATTCGTTAATTTGTTGTACACAGCCTTAACATTAGCCTGATTTTTTAACATTGTATATGTTGCTTTATTCATTAATGCGATTTCAACGGTTCCGCCGTTTTCTTCAACAATTTCTTTCCAACGTATCAAATCTTCTAAAGGAGTTGCTGTCGCTGCATTCCAAGCATTTGTTCCAGCCAACGTTTCTTTATATTTGTTATCCAATTTATAATCAATCGTTTTTGCTCCTCCACCATTTTCATCTATAAAAGGGACTTTAGCAGTTGATAAAAATTGTGAAGCCGTGTACGTTGCTACTGCTCTTGCACTTGCCAAAAATCCAGTTTTACCCGCAAACTGTCTATAAATCTGTTCTGAATAATTTTCAATAATTGCTGTGTCATTTGTATTCAAAATTTCAAGCAACTCTTTTCTCTGTCTTTCGTTAAGTTTCAAACTTTCTCTAAAAAATTGCTTATCCCCTTTTGTAGTTGTTTTTAATTCCCAGTCTCTTGCAAAAGGATCTACATCCAACTCGCTTCCTTGAAGAACTTTGACTACTCCTCCATTTACACTTCCTAATACACTGAAATCAAATGTATTTGAAAAGGTTGCAGGAAACATAGCTTCTACCAATGTATCTCCTTTAACCCCTGTATAGTATTTATTCAAACTTTTTGCATTTAATAAATCTGTTAAACTTAATGCCATTTTGTTACCTCCTATTATTTTCTATCTTTGTAAACATAAGTTATTTTTTCTGGTAATTCCGCTTTTGTTACAGTTATAGGTGTCTTATGTTCTTTTCCAACATCTATAAGTTTATCCAAATAAACAATCCCTTCGATACATATTGCCGCTGTTTCATTATCATTTCTAAAATTGAACTCTAAATCATGAAGCAATATACCATCAGCCTTATCTCCAGCTGAAATCGGCACAACAAACGCTCCATTTTCTCTTAAATCCTCTCCGTTTTTAGTCTTTACTAACACTCCAGCAAGTAAATATTCTTTATTGGTATTAGTATCTTTATAAATCTGTTGCGTAAAATCAGATTTTAAAATTTTTACTTTTACATTCAAATTTTCTTTGTGCATTACTGTTCTTTTTAACATTTCAACCTCCTAAAATTTTGTAAGATCTGTTTCATTGTTTTTGTTTTTCTCAATCATTCTGTCAACAAAATCCTTTTCATCTTTCTTTTTATCCTTTGGATTGAATCCTCCGTTTGTTATAGAGTTTTTTTTCAAGAAATCTGTTGTAAACTCTTTTTCTTTAGCTGCTACATTCTTAACTGCCAACTCAAGACTTTCAATTGTCATTTCTGGTGTAATTTGGACTAAATCAGCAAACTGTGGACTAATTTTTAACTCTGTTACCAACTCGTTTTTTCTAGTCTTTAATATTGTCAGATTTAGTTGCTGCTTTGTTTCAACAAGCTCTTTTTTGATTTTTTCTTTCTCCAAATTTGCCAATTCTTCAGCGGTTTTACCATGCTTTTGAAATTCTTCAAGCTGTTTATTGCTGTGTCCAAGTTGTGATTTCAAGGAATTAATTTCCTTGTCTTTTTCAGCTTGGATTTTTTCAAAGTTTTCAATTTTAGCTTTCAAGTCATCAAGTGTTAGCTCATTTCCACCTGTACCAGCTCCTTCTCCATTACCCTTACCTTCTCCAGGCTCATCATAATACAATTCCATTTGTTTAAAATTTCTCATTTTCGTTTCTCCTTATTTTTTAGATTATTTGCTGTAACTCATAAAATGATTTACAGCATTGATACTCTATAATTTTTTGAGATTTGACATCGAACAACTCATAAATGATTTGTAATCTTTCAACTCTCAAGAATTTTGATTTATGTTATTGATTTCCTCTTGTGAATCAGGGAAATAAACAGTAGCCCAACATCTGCAACCTGGTTCTTCTCCTGGAACTATTTCGGCATTATCCCAATTATAGACAACTCCATCTCTTGCTTCATGTGTTGGTCTGACACGTTCGTCTCCCATTGTATTCCACTCGAAATATTCGCTTTCACTTGAAACTATTTCTTTCAAGAAGTCTTTATAATAATTACCAAGCATATTTCTAGCTCTAAATTTTGCATTATTCCTTAATACATCTTTCAAATTATCTTTTTCTTTATTTTCTTCAACATAGTTATTTAAATTATTTTGCCATTCTTTTATCTCTTTTATTTGTTTTATTGCTATTTCTGTATGCTTTTTAACATCTATATTTTTCGCTTTCTTAATTTTTTTTTCATAAGAAATGCTATAATTAACAAATATTTTCATTAAATTTGAATAATCAATATCTGTTTTTTTGCCACTAAATATTGAAAATGCTTTTCTTCTAAAAAAATTAAATAACTTTTTCTCAACTTTATGATCCCATTTAAAATCTATCTTAATCATACAAACCACTCAAATCCTGCAAAGTGTCATCCGTCACTTTTTCTATTAATTTTTTAAGTTTGTATTCTTCATCAATATCTTTTGCCTTGCTTATTACATCAAGAGCTAATGATAAAGTTGTTAATTTAGAACTCTTTTCATTTTCCATAAATGTATCAAAATATGTATAATTATTTTCAGTTAATTCATCTGAACTTCCTGACAATTCCAATGCAATTTTATCTAACTCTAATAAACTTTTTATAAAATCCTCTCTAAAACTTGCCACTTTCGTTTTAAGTCCATTATTCTTTAATAAATAAGTTTCCTCGCTGACATTTTGAGTTGCTGTATCAACAAGTAAATACTCAGGAAATAAATTTGATAACCTTTTCTCTAATCTTGCTATATCATTTTGCATTTCGCTTATTAGTGGATTCGTTAATTCAATATATTTAAAATTCGCTTCCATTTCTTTTGAATTTTGAGTATTGATAATTCTTTTATTTTTATATCTTGCCTCTTCCAAAAGCTGTGCATTTTTCTTAATCTTTTCATTACTAGAATTAACATCCGCAAATTGCTTTACTCCGTTTGCATGTAGCCAAGGGTCTCCATGTATCCCAAATATTCTGCTAATATAGCATTCAGTTTCGTTAATTTTATCAATAATATTCAATGCTTCAATTATGTTGCTATCATTTTTAAATTTTGAAACAGGGATTTTATCCAAAATAAAAGGAGTTTCAACTGTCTCATTGTCTATTTTTTCGGTTCTTTTAACAGTTCCAGTATCAAGTTTTATATATTCTCTTGAATACTCTCTACTTTGCTCCTCTCCGTTTTCATCAAAATAAACTTGTTCCCCTTGAACTTTAAATTTCTTAATTTCTCCAAAAACTTCTGTATATTCGACATCATCTACATTATGCAAAATATATCTAATTTGCTCATCAGGAGTTAATATAACCTCAATAAATACTTCTTCGTTCAAATACATTTCTTTAGCAATTTTTTTGCTAAAAGTAGTCATTTGATTAACTTCCCAAATTTCTTTTAATTTGTCATTTTCTATCCACAAATCTTTTAAAGCTGTATTTGATAAAGCCTTTACAATATCTCGGATTGGATTGAATATTTCTACAGTTCCGTCGAACAGTCCTGGCATATTCTTATTCAAATTCGATTTGCTGTATTGTTCCCTATCGTAATAAGTTTTAACCCTTGTTCTTTCTTCTCTAGTCATTAGCCCTCCTTCCTAATACAAATAAGCGATTCCGCCTTCATCTTTTTTTAAGCTATACAAGACATATCTTACTGCATCCATTACATCATCGTTTTCTTTAACTGGCTCATCATTTTTCCCCCACACATAAGAATAAATTTCGTCTTCAAACTTTCCTTTGAATGCTTTTTCTGTAATCTTTAGTGTATTTCTTTTATACATTGCTCCAACTAAATCAATTCCCTCTTTTACATCTTTTTTTGCATTCTCTGCATTTATTCCAAAATCTAATAATCCTTGTACATATTCAGTTCTAGCACTATCGCAAAATACTTTTGAAACTTTATATTCCTTATATTTTTGTAAAATAAGCATTTTCCAGTAATCAAAATACTTATGCTGTTTCGCTATAACTTCAACGATATAATAGTTATCTTTAAAATCCACTCCAATAACTACCAATGTTCCATAATGTTCAAATCCCCAGTCGACTCCAATGTAATATTCCTTTATTTCAATATTTTCTATGTCCTTAATTACATTTTCTTTTTCTGAAAAATCTGCAAACACAACACCTTCCTGTGCAACCCACAATCCTAAAACATCTCTATCGTAAGTTGCTCCTCGTGGAGTTGTCTTTTTGATAGAATCCACATACTCTTTATTAAGAAAAACGTTATCATCTAGTTTGAAATTGCTAACTAGAATATTTAATCTGCCGTTTTCTAATCTGTCTCCAGCATTATCAATATAATCTTTTTTAACAAAGTGAGCAGGATTATCGGGGTTGGTATCAATAAATATTTTTGCACCTTCCCCTGAAGTTCTTGAAAACGCTTCAGTAATAAAAGTTTGGTGCAATGCTGTTGCCTCATTTATATAAGTGCCGTGAGAAGTCATCCCTCTCATTTTTTTCCAGCTGTCTGCCTTTTCTCCGCCGAATAAATAAATATTGTTTCCAAATAATTTGAAACTTCCATCTTTTTTTGGCTTAAATTGTTTTCCTAGCATTATTTCCCAATCATTTAAAACGTTTCTCCAGATACTTCCACTTGTTGCTCCAATTATGATGAAATTAAGATTTTGATTGGCTAATTTTGCAATATGAGATAACATCAGAAAATTATTTAAAAACGTTTTTCCGCTTCTTTTTGCTCCTGTCAGAATTGTTATTCTTGGCTGTTCTTTATTAAATATTTTCAATACTTCATACTGTTTAGGAGTCAAATCATTCATCTTTTTCAACCTTTTCTGTTATATTTCTTAACAGCTCAATCATTTCGTTTTCTTTTTCCAAATCCTTAGTATCATCTTTTTTAATTTTAGTCTTTTCAATTTCTAATTTCTCTCTGGATATTTCTTCTTCAGCAAGCTGTCTATCAATCTCCAGAACCTCATAAGCGGTAAGCATCTTACCAGTCCGCATTAAATCATTTCCCATTTTTTTAATAGTTGTGTACGCTTTTTCGTATTCTTGTACTTTTTTAGTATCCATTTCTTGTGAATTTATTTCTTTGGTTGCTCTTACTACCAAATTTGCTTTTGCGGTTTCTGTCCCTTTTAGTATCCTGTATAATTCGCCTTTGTAAACTTCATCAGCTATTTGTTCGAGATACTTTTCTGTACGTTCTTTTCTTAGCTGTCTAATACTTTTTGCTTTATAATAATAAGTTCGCTCACTTACTGCAAATTTTTGCAAAATTTCTTCTTTGGGAACATTATTAATTATGTCCGCTTTTATCTGGGTTTCTTTTTCGTTTGCACCCTTTTGCTTTGGGGGTGCAATTTTCTTTTTAGGGGGTGCATTAGTTAAGGGTGCATTTATCTGTTTTTTTTTCCAGCCATCTCTTTTTCTCCAACTCTTCACGGTGTTAATACTCTGATTGTATTTTCGACACAGTTCTGTGATTCCTACACCATTTTCGTATTCCTTTCTTAACAGATCTCGTAAGTCCTGCTTATCCATTTTTATACTCTTCCCAATTTACAGTTTTTCCATTTATTTTTATTTCTTCACTTCCTGTAAATCTTAAATATCTTTCTATTATTGTCTGCACCCATTTTGACTCGAATTCCATTAAATACGCTTTTCTATTTAATTGTTCACAAGCTATTAATGTACTCCCGCTACCTCCAAATAAATCTAATACTCTTTCGTTTTCTCGGCTACTGCTTTTTATAGCTCTGCAGCAGATGAATTGAGGTTTGGGAGTCGCGTGTCCTCCAGCATCTTTTATTTCTTCTTGAAATTCCGCTTGCTTGACTGAGCCATTTTCGTACGTCCAAACGTTATTCATGCTATCGTGTGTATTGTCAAAAAAAGGTCTTGTCTCATTAAATTTTTGTTTTATGATTTCGTACTCTTTTCTTAATTCCGAGTACTCTTTTTTGAAAGCGTCGTACTCTTTTCCGTAGTTTTGCATTTTTTTATAATTTTCTTCAGTTGGAAATAACCACTGGCTTTTTGTGAAATAATGTTTTCCCATTTGGTTGTTTAAAACTTTTTTCCACGCTTTAGTGCCACCACATTTTTTAATTTCTTGTGCTAAATATTGTCTAATAGGCTCCCATCCTTCGTAATGATTTTCTGAATTATCATTGAACCCTTGCACCCCGTTCATTACAAATAGGCACTTTTCATCTGCTCTAGTGTACATTTTAAAAAATGATGTTTTTTGTCCTTGACCGTTCCCTTTATTCCAGGTAATCAGATTTCTGAATGTTATTTCGTTGTTTTTGATTTTTGGTTTTAATATATTTGAATATATATCCATTAACGGCTCATCTATTCCCCAGCAGTACCAACTACCATTTTCTTTCAAATTTTCAAACGATAAAGGAATCCATTTTTTATTAAATTCCAGTAAATTATCAAAATTTAAGTTATCGTTTGCCACACCATCCTTTTCTTTTTTCATTCCATAAGGGGGATCGGTAAAAACCAAATCCACTTTTTTATTTCCTAACAGTTGCATTATTTGTTTTGGATTCGTACTATCTCCACACATTACTTTATGTTTTCCTAACTCAATCAAATCTCCTGTTTTTATTACAATATTTTCAGATTCAGCTATCTCCAAATCATCTTCAATAATTTCGGTTTTGTCTTCTTCCATCTCTTCGATTTCGTCTTCCATTATCTCTTCTAACTCCACTTCACTGAAACCTAACAAATTTAAATCAAAATCAGCTATTTCCAGCTTGTTCAACTCGTACTGTAGTTTTTCGATATTGAACTCTGTATTCATAGTTAATTTATTGTGAGCAATAGCATAAGCTGCTTTTTGCTCCTCTGTTAAATGATTTAACCTGATTACTTCAACTTCTGTATATCCAAGTTCTTTTAATGCCAAATATCTGCCGTGCCCTTCGATTATTATGCCTTTTTCATCAATTGCAATTGGATCATTAAATCCAAATTCTTGAATACTGTTTTTAATCTGTTCAATTTGCCACTCAGGATGTTCTTTTGCATTCCCTGAATACTCAATTATTTCATTGATATTTATTTTCTCAATCTTCATTTTGCCCCCTTTCTTTGATTTTTAGACAAAAAAAGACCGTATATATAAAATCAAGGCTTTTTAGTTCCTTTAACTTTATAAATACGGTCATCTTAATATTCATGTACTCAACTATTTATAATTTATTCAATTGTCTTGAAACATCTACAATTAGGTTGCCTTATTATTCGCATACTCTTTTTTATATTGCGATGTTTCTGTCCTCTGTATCGTTATCGTTCCATTCGGTTTTCTCTCGATAATAATACATCCGACTTTATTGCTTTTTAAAAAATTTTTTATTTCTTCAAGCTCTTTATTTATGTTCACATTACCTCCTAATTATACCTCATTTTTTCTATATTTTCAAGCCTTTTAAAAATTTTTATACACTATCCTTTTATAATTTTTCTGAAAAAAATAAACATCTTTTCGTTGTCTTTTTTTTCTGGATTCAAACAAGCGTATCCAACAAAAGCGTGTTCTAAAATTCTCGCTACAAAAAATATTAAGAATGTTGTTATCCAAGGCAAGAAAGTCATTAGCCAGCTAATCTGAATTAGCCTAAACAATTTTACAACTACTAAGAATATAGTTATATTTCCAATAATTCTGCTTATCGCTTTTTTTATAGTTATAACTTTTTTAGCCAACAGTTCCACTTCTTTATCCATTCTTATTCCTCCTCTGTTATCACAATCGCATTATCAATTGTAACTCTGCGATTGTTTTCGCTTATTAAGTTTAATGATATTCTACCGCTCTCATCTGAATCTCTTACTCTTATCAGCCCTTTGTATTCCTTTAACAATTTTCCGTCGAGAGTATAAATTTGTACTGTCCTTTTTAGCCCTTTCGTATCACTCTCCCAATCTTTTTGAGTATCTTCCCATCTTGCACAGCTTCCTGTCAATCCTAAAATTACAATTCCTAATAATAATTTTTTCATTTCAATTCGCTCTCCTTTATAATTTAAATTCTTTATTCTTCATAGCATCGATTTCTGTATCAATCTTTTCTAATTCTTTTTCTAAATTTTCTTTTTCCTTTTCTCTTGTTTTTATTTCTTCATAACTTTTTTTATATTTCTTGAAACTTTCTATTTTATTGTCAAACTGTGCTTTGACGGCAGAATTACTTAGCGTGTTTCCAGTCTGGAAGTTGCTATTAATTCTAAATGTTGTAATACTGAAAACTGTTTTTTTGTTTTCCATTCCTCTTTCCAAATTTATTTCTACATCTATATAATCATTATAATTAGTATGTTTCTTTATACTTATAGAAGTTATATCAAAAAAATTATCATTTTCATTTTTTAAATTGTTTAAAAAATCAATTATTTCATTTAAATATTTGTTCATTTTAATTTCTCCTATCTCTTTTTATTCCTATCTTTGTTCAGCTACTTTTCCATCCAAAACAACTTTCTGTGACTGAACTTTTCTGAATCCAGTTCAAATTTTGCTATATAGTCAAATTCAAAGTCTCCCTCATATTCAATTTTTCTCAGAAAAAAAATCCTTCCTCCAACTTCATAGTAAAATTCCCATATTTCATCTCCAGTATTCTTATCTTTTTCATATTCTGTTTTAAATGGTTCAAAATTATCGTAAAGTTCAACCAGCAAATCCATATCTGCATCATCAGGATCCTCAAGCATATCTACTTCCTTTAAAAATTCTCTTTCTTTTTCAGTCATATTTCATCCTCCTTAAACGCATTAAAATGATTTTTATAAACCTTTTTCAGTTCCTTTATCTGTTCATTGTCTAAATAAATACCCCTTACGTTGTATTTTCTTTCAAATGTCTGAACTCCCCAATTATGTTTCTGATTGTGATGTAGTCTACACAATGAAATATACCGACCTTCCTGTCCAGTGTCTTTTTTATAAGTTCCGTGAGTGCTTGCGATTGAATCCCAATGTTCCAAATCTATACTGCTATTTTCTGTATGATATTTTCCACATACAGCACATTTTCTGTGTTTCAGCATAGAATAAATATATTTTTCCTCATTCTGCTGTTTGTATAGCATTTGCATTTCTTCCCACATTGCTATATCATTTTGCAGAAAATAATCAAATAAGAAATTAGTAAATGCCACAGCTTCAGTATTGCTCATTAATTTAAGTGCCAAGCTAAAAGTATCATTCAGTTTGATAAATAACATTTGAATTTCATCGGTTACAAAATCCATTAAATCGTTTGTGATTATATTGATTTTGCTTTCTTTCGTATAATTCTTGTCAATTATGTTTCCGATTCTGTCTTTCAGCTTAATTTCCATGTTTCTGAAAGGCTCGTATCCCTTTATATTCTTACCACTATGCTTAATATAAAGTTTTTTCAAGTCTTCCTTTGCCTTGTAAAGAAAGTAGTCAGAAATGGCAGGCTTTTGCTTGCTAGTCTGCCAATTTATGTCTACACCTTTCAGCTTGTAAGCGTAACAGTCTATAAACCAGTAAATTAATTTTTGGTTTTCTCTGCTCATTCTCTTTGCCATTTCTTTTTAACCTTTCTTTTCTTTATAAATTTAATACCTTTAAACAAATTGGCGTTCAACTTCATGAAATTAAAATCGCTATCATTTACTTCGATTCCACTTAGTAATCTAATTTTTATTTTTTCCAATACATTTTCATCCATTTTCCCTCCATAAAAAAATCACAGCTAAATTAATAACTGTGATTTCAATTTATTTCAATTTTGATTTTATTTGATTTATAAGAATATGAATATCCTCTCCCTTTCTATTTAAATCTTTTAATTCTTCATAAAATATTTCTTTTTCTTCGGATGTTGCAGAGTAATAAAACTCTATTAATCCTGTTTTTATTCCATTCGGATATTTATCTAAAATTTCTTTTATTTTAGGACTATAATAACTCTCCAATACAATATCTTGTTTTCCCTTATCCTTTGACCGATGTAATATCCATTTTTTACTTTCTCTTTTACCATATTCATTTTTATATTTTTCAAAAAATTTTCTTCCTTCATCATCATTATCAAAAATTACAGTATAATTATCTGTAATTCCACTAAATAAACCTATTAAAATACTAAGATTTGTAACTCCTACACCAGGAATAATCTTTATATTTGTATCCAACAATTCAATTTCCTTTAGCATCTCTAGAAATATTTTATCTGTCATTCCTTCTGTTATTATAATTTTTTCATTAAAATGTAATAATGGAAAATTATCTATTTTTAGAGCATTTATTATCGGTGTCATTTCTCCTAAATTTTTATTGTCTTCAATTTTAGTGATTCTTTCTAATATCACTTTTTCATTTTTTCTTTTTGCTATATGAACTTGATTTATTTTTATTACTTTTGGATTAACCATATTTTCTAAATGTGTTGTATAGAATATTTTGTTTTCTAACGATAATTCTTTCAATATTTTTACTAATTCTGACTGAAAAGTTGTATGTAAGTATACTCCTGGCTCATCCAATAAAATTATACTCCCATAATTTTCATCACTTATATGTTTCCAATTATATTTCATTTTAATGAAAAAATTGAAAAACCACTGAAATCCTTTAGAACGCATATTTACTGGAAATACCACTGTTCTTGGTCTTCCGTTTTCTCTTTTTTCTCTCAAATCATTTATTAAAAATTGGAATTCTTTATCTTCGTATTTTAAATCAATTTCTATAGTTTTAAATTCTTCTTTTATTCTGTTTTCGTGCATTTTATCCCATAAATTGGCTAGATTTTCATTAAGTTCATATTTTATATCTTCCAGCATTGTCCCTTTATCTGATAAAGTGCTATTCAAAAAGTCATTTACATTCATTTTATTTCTAGAAAATATTTCCTTGATGTACAAATACCAATCATCGTTTTCTTTGATTCTATTTGGAATCGCATCTTTAAAATCATCAATATATACTATATGAGGTAAATATTTTAAAATTGATTCTCCTATTAATTGTTCTATTTCTTCTTTTGGTATATAAAATAAAAGTTCTTCGATTGAATAACCATTTACTGATATTGTTTCATTAAACTCCTTGATTTTTAATTGTGAAATTAAATATCTATTATTGTACATACCATTTTGAGTAATTGAAAATTCTCTTGCGATTTTTAAACTATCTTCTTTTATATCAAAAAATACATTTTCCATAAAACTTAATAATTTATCTCGAATAAAATTTAAATATTGATGCTTTTTAAATTCACTATTATCTTTGTATCGGCTGTTAGAAACAAAATAATCTTCTTTTTGTGTAATTATATATCCTATTGCGTTCTCTATCAAATCGTTTTTATTTATATTTTCTATTTCGGCTTCGATAATAGGATTTTGTTTGTTTTCGAATTTGTTTTTTATATAGTCATAATTTATAAATTCGCCACTATATTGCTTGTCATTAAAGCAATCAAATGCAAATAATGCTTGTAAGATAGAGCTCTTTCCTGTTTCATTTAAACCTATTATTGGAACCAAATTTTGATTATCCAATTCTATTGTTAGATCTTTAATTGCCTTATAATTTCTTATTCTAAATTTCTTATATTTCATTGATTACCTCCTGTTTCTGATAATATTTATTATACCTAAAAATCTAAAAATTTCAAAATTATTTATCACAGTTATTATTCAGTTGTCATTGTCCTTTTATCAACTTAATCTCTTCTATCTCAATTCCTTAATTCCGCTTTTTCTATCCAGTTCTGTACGTATGCCAGTGCTTCAGTTAAATCTTTTCTCTTAATATCACGGTAGCTTGCAACTCCAAACCTGTCCTTTAAATCTCTGTAAATCGCAGGAAACATTAAATTTCTGTCAGCGTCTATCACATCCAGTCTTTGATAAACTCTTATCGAAACTGCTTTTTGTAATTTTCTTTGTTCTGTATGGTCTATTCTTATCTCGTTATCAACTTTGTTTTCCACGATGTCAATTCTGTGCTTGACACTTTTCATTTCATTTGCCTGCAATATGATCATATCTTCTACTGTCATTGGTTTTTGAAGCTGTTCAATCTTTTCAATAAGTTTAAATCTTGTTTCAGCATTATATCTTGCTCCAAGCTGCAACACTCCCTTATAATTTAAAAGAAACATTGGTCTGCTTTGGTTATTTGCATCTTTGTAATAGCCCTCCTGAAATATTAGGACGGCTCTTTCTACTCCTAATTTGCTGATTTCGTCTCTAATATCAGATAAAACATTATCATGCCTTTTTCCTGTTATCTCCGCCACTTCCAAACTTGTCAATGTGTTTCTGATTTCTACATTCATTAATTCATTCATTAATATTCCTCCTTCGTTCTCTCATTCATATTTTTAAGCCATTTTTCGTGATGAACTTGTAAAAATTCCTTTTCAGTTGCTCCTACGTATTCAGCCACAATTAAAATTGCTGCTATTATTTTGTTTTCTCTTTCTTGAGAAAATTTTGATAAAAATATTAAAGCAATCTCTAAGTTCTCTATACACCTTTTATAAAATTTAACATTTTCACCTCCTGAATTTCTAAACAATCCTTGATTAATAAAACTCAAGTAAAAATGAAGGCAATCTGACAACTCTTCCAAAACTTTCCTTTTGTTTATTTTTTCTGCGTTATTTTTCCAATAATTCCATTCGCTTTTGAGTTCTTGAGTTAGTTCTCCTAATTCAGCAATAAAAGCAACAAATGTTCTTATTTGCGTTCTTTCCCTTAAGGTTTTCTTTTCATCAAATTTCTTATCCAACATCGCTTGTCTTTTTAGTAGTTCATCCATATCAAACTTTTTCAATGCTTCCATTTTTTAATTCCCTCTCTCTAAAATTTCGATATAAACCTTATCTTTGCCATACCCTTTTATCTTGTGTACAGCCAAATCGTCTATAAAGTTCGTCATCCTCAATCACAATTCCTTTAAGACTATCTAAAATAGCTTTATTGTAATTATCTATATCCCTTTTGGTTCTGGTTTTAAAATACAGCCATATCTCAACCTTGAGTCGTTTTTTTGTTGGCTCGCCTTTATGCTGCTTTTTCAATTCATAAACAGCTATTTCTTCAAATTCTTTCCCTCTTTTTGATTTATACCGTCCTCTGTGCTTATTTACCCACAATGTATTTACAGACGGTGGCATTACGGATAATTCTAGTTTTATCAATCCTTTTCCCTCCTATTCTTCTTCCCCCTTCATCTTAATTTTCAATATTTTCTCAATTTGCCTAATTCTCTTGTTGTTTCCCTCTATCTGAACACCATTTTGTTTTATTTTTTCTGCCATTTCCATCATTTTCCTGTTTAGTATCACGTTTACTTCTCTTAAGCTGTCGTTCTCAACGCTTAGCCTGTCCTTTTCTCTTTTTAGATTTTGCATCTATCCTCCTATCAGCATTTTATTTTTTAGTTTCGACAAATCAGTTTTATTTTCAATTTGTGCAGTATTGTTTTTGTATTCAAGCGGAATAAAATTCATATTTCCAGTATTTTTAACTCCTATCATTTCATAAGTCAGCATTTTAGGTTTCTCTCTTCCAAAAACTTGATATGAACCCCTGTAATAATCCTGTGTTTCATACGGATTATTGTAAAAATCTTTATAAATCCCCTCAAACTTAAAATCAAAAAAGTTGCTTGCTTCTTTATCTGGCATATTACACAAATTTAGCCAGCCTACCGCTTCAATTACTGCATGTATTCCTTTATCTTCAAAACAAGTATTGCCACTTCTTCCGCATTTTGCAATTCCTAGTTTTAATAGTTTTTTCGCTTGAATTACTTGAGTTTCCAAATTTACATTTCCTTTTGCTACATCAATAATTTCTTTCACTTTAGGAATAAATTCTGACTTCCCACTGCGAATTATTTTTTTTATTGCAAAAATAAATTCCTTGCCTGTCAAAACTTCTTTTAAATCTTCAAAATAAGCGTATGATACTGATTTTAAGTTTTTGGTGTTTGGAAAATGTCCAACCAAATAATTAAAACCTGTGTTAAATTCGTCTGATATCATCATTTTTTTCTCCTATTCATATCCATAAAATTTTTTTAATCCTTCTTCCGTTATTGCAAAATCATTATTTTGTTTTTGAAATTTTGGATTTTTAGTTATTGTTGTTTTTTGTTTTAAATAACTCTCAAACTTGTTTCCAAAAAGTGTTTCAGGACGTAAATATTTTTCCATATCTGTGCCTAGCCACTCTTTGCACTTCTTGTCTATAACAATTTTAAAATCTTCCAGCTCATACTTTTCTTTTAACCTTGCTTTTATGAGAGTTTTTGTTTTTATAGATGTTGAGCTGTATCTATCTTTTCCTGTACGTTCTGTTTTTTCGTTCAAATAATTAATAACCTGACTATATATATTATTTAATATATTAGTATTATTATAATTATATATAGTATTATTATTTGTCGGATTTTTTTCCGAGTTTTTTAACTCTTTTTCGGATTTTTTTCCGAGATTATTCGGATTTTTTTCCGAATTTTGTTCAGAACTCGGATTTTTTTCCGAGTTATTTTCTTTAAATTCATTCCAAGTTTTGCCTTTTATAGTAATTCTTATTAAATCCTTTTTACCTTGTTTAATATATTCGATAAGCCCTTTTTCCTGCAATACTTTTAAATTTCTATAAACAGTATCGGACTTTTCAAAAAACATCGGCAATTCTTCAAGTATCAAATTTCTTGATACAAAATAATAAGTTCTATTTTCAATTATTTCTTCTTTCGCCCAAGCTGGAGCTTCGTACAACAAAGCAAACAAAATTCCTTGTGTTGCATTTATTTTCCACTCCATACATTTGGCGTTGTTTAAATATGTCGAGAATCTCATTTCCTGCACCTCTTTACTTAACTTAATAAATTTGATATAATCAAATTACAATATTTTTATTCAAGCACTTTTCGGAGTGCTTTTTTTGTTACTTAAATTTTTCCAATTTCAATCTTTTCTGATCCCGAATTATGAAATATCCTTGGCTGTTAAAATATATTTCGTTTATCGTAGTCCTTTTTGTTCCTGAATCAAATAGTAATATACTTGCTTCTGTTACTTTTCCATGCCTCTTACTAATCCTCTTAATCTTTTCCCTATCACCTGTTTCTTCTAAGATATACAAATTTTCATATCTTAGGCACTTTTCTAAAAATTCTTTAAACATTTTTCCTCCTTGAAATTTATAATCTATTATGATATACTTCCTATGTTAGCAACATTTTGGAGGAAGTGCTAACAACCAAAGGAAAGGGGGAATATGTATATGAAAATTAAATTCAAATCTAGTACTAAAAATTTTGAAGAACAGCTTTACGATGCAATAAATTCAAAAATTTCTGAAAAACTTGGAACAGAAGTTGATATAAGAAAAAACACTTCTGTAAATACTTCTGCTGACCACTTTTTTACACCTGAGTTTATACAAGCCGAAACTAACAATAAATTCCAAAATATAGAAGATTTTTTGGCTTATATTGATATTCACAATACTCAGGATTTAAAAGATTGCCCTGATGGAAAAATAAATGATCATGTAAAAACATTTACATCTTCAAGCACTTGGCAAGAACTTTTTGATAAAGCTGTTAAAAAAGTTTTATAATTTTAGACAGAGCCTTTTAAGGTTCTGTTTTTTTAAAAAATATCAATTGAGCCCGATATTCTTTTCGAAAATTCTTCAATCAATTTTTCAATCTCTTCTGTATTCAGCTTCACATCAATTCTTAATTCATTTTTCTTAACAGTTTCCGAAACTTCATTCTTCAAAGTTGCTGCTTCCACAAATTTCATTTTTACGCTATTAGAAATTGCGTCAAAATCTCTCAAAGTAACATTGTTTTCTTTTAATATCTCAATAATTTTCATTTCTATTAATTTGTTTTTTTTCATTTTTTCTTTAATATTCATTTCTCACACCTCCCTTATTTCGTTTTTACCCCCTTTTGAGTTATAATAATATCGCCAAATAAAATTAAATACACAAGAAAGGAGGTGTTTTTATGCGTTTAAATCCTGATTGTATACGTGATATTCTTTTTTATATTGAAGACTCTACTGATTATCAACTTTGGACTTTTTTTCCAAGAAGTCCTCAAGATTTTGATATCCAACTCAAAAATAATTATTCGCCAAATGAAATTTTATATCATTTAGAGTTGTGCGAAGAGTATGGATACATCGTAACTCCAGATAAACAACCTATGCGTGAAATTCAAGTAAAAAGATTATCAGTATCAGGACACGAATTTTTAGAAAATATCCGCCAAGATACAAATTGGAACAAAACCAAGGAAGTAGCCAAAAGTGCTGGTTCTACTTCGATAGAAATTTTAAGTAATGTCGCTTCCAATTTAATAACAGCCTTGATTTCTAAGAAACTTGGGTTATAATTTCCAGTTTTTCAAAAGCTATTAAAGAAAATTCTATTTGTGGCACAGAATTTTCGTTATTGAAGTCATGGGAGTATTTAATATTTATTCTATCTACTCCTATGATTTCTTTTTCATCTATAAATAATTTCTCAGGTATTCCTAATTTGTTTTGTATAATTTTTATTTTATGCTTTTTGCTCATCTCACACCTCCTTCCTTTTCTTTTGGGTTTTGTTTATCGTTTACTTTAAAGTAAACTTTATTTGTAAAAAAAATTAGCGTCCACATTTAATTTTTCGCATATTTTTGTAAATTGTTCAGTATTAAAAGTAATTTTTTTCTTTTTTAAATTTTTTAAGTGATAAAAAAATAACTGCTTTGACATGCCAATTTCTTGCGAAAATTTAGCTGGACTCATGTTTTTTTCTCTTATTTTAGATACAAATCTTTCGTAAATTTCCAAATTTTCTCACCTCGTTTTTAAGTTTACCATAAAGTAAACAAAAAGTCAAAAAATTTTTAACAAAAAAGAAGCCTTTTACAGCTCCTAATTTTATTGTTCAAAATTCACTAAAATTCAAATCCAAAAAGTGTCCCCGAACCATTATCTCCATCTGTTAATTTAGCGATTATATTTTCTTCATTTAAAAGTTCTTTTACCTCATCATTGTTAATTTCGTCTTCGATAGCAGTAGTGATATATTGTAAATCATATTTTGTGCAGAGTTCTTTAATTGTTTTTATAACAAGTTCTTTTTTTCGGTTATCTCCACCTTCTAACATACCATCTTGAAACAAGAATTTGTGATACCTAAATTGAGAATAATAACTAGCAACGGATAAACAAAAACAAGCCATCAAAATACCTTTGTATGTTCCTCCATCGTCTTCAGCTGTTCTATTTTCAAATTTATCTTCTAAATATAAATCAAATTCAGGATTATTATTATTGTTCAAATTTATTATTATTCTTCCGTTTCTTTCTGGAAATATTTTTTTTGTTATTTTTTGAAATATTTTTTTAATATTTTCATAAGTTTCATTTTCTTTTGATACTTCTATCTTTAATTCACTCACAATAGTATTATGTTTATTTTCTATTTCAGTTTTTTTTGTAATATTTTCTAGTTTTTTTTCTAACTCTTTTAATTCGATTTTCAACTTTTCCAATTTCTCTTTTTGAATTTCCAATTCAACTATTTCTTTAGCTTTCTTTTTATAAAATTCATTTTCATTCAAAATTTTTATATTTTTTTCTCTCTGTTTATTTAAAACTTCCAGCATTTGATTCACTTCTTTGTGCTCAGCAGACAATTTTGATAATTTCTTTTTTAAAGCCTCTTCTCTCTCTACAAAAATTATTTTATTAAATTCTATCAATTCCTCGTAGTTCTTTTTTAATTGTTCTGGAAAATATAAATTAACTTCATTAAATATGTTTTCCAATTGATCTAGATCAATAGTATTTATTTCTTCTTCCAATGCTCTGCTTATTTTTTCTATATCAATAGAGAGATTGTACCTTTTCTGATTATACTTAGAAATTTCACTAGAAATATTTTTAACAGTTTCTTCTGTTACATTCTTGTCGAAAAAATAATCATTATAGAGATTTATATTTTTTTCAAATTCCGAAACACTGTCTTCTAATTCAAGAATTTCAGATCTTTTTTTGTCTATTGTTGTAGTAATATTTTTGGGGCTTTCTTTTTTTAAGATTTCTAACTTTTCTTCTAGTTCTTTTTTTTCTTCAAAAATACGATTATCGAATCCAAATAAATATAACAACTTATTTTTCCACTCGAAATCTGAGCCTTTGTGTGGACTTTTTAATTTTTTAGAAAACGAATCTTTGTCTTTAAGAAAAATCATTCTTAAATATGTTCTATAATCATATTTTTTTAAAGCATCAAAATTCAAATAAATATTATTTAATATTTTTTTGGACTTTTCATAAGGTAAATCTGTATACTCCCACACTATATTTTTTTCATCTAATTTCTCTAACTTTTTTTCCAACAATGCGAAAGATATTTTTGTGTTTTTTTTTACACCACGCTTAATTAAAAGATATTTTCCGTTATCAAGTAATAATTCTAAATAAAAAATATGTTCTTTAAATAAATTAGAATGTCTTTTAAAAATATTTTCTCCTTCGAGTCGTTTTAACAGTAAAAAATCAATCAGATTTACCAATGATGTTTTTCCTAAATTATGACTATCCTTTTTTTTATTATCTTCGTTATTAGCCTCTTTTGTCTTTTTCCCAACTATTATATTAAAATGTTCATTAAATTCTATTTCTTTAAATTCTTTTTTATTGGAAAAAATCTTAACTAATTTCATTTTAGTCTCACCTCGTCTTTTGAAAGAGAGTATTCTATTTTATCTAACAAAAATAAAAAATTAAGAGCAGGAGGGAAATTATATTCTGTATCTTCCTTATATTTTTCATAAAAAAAATTATATAAAGTTGAATATTTAATACTTTTATTTTTTGTTTTTAAAATTTTTTTTATAATCTCACCTGATACGAATAACACAGATGTTTTCAAGTCCATAAATTTATCCGGTCTTATCATATATATTGCTCCTTTCTTTTTTATTTTATTCCATAATCACATTCTTGATACATATAATGTAAAAATATTATAATGTATTTTTCAACTTCTATACTATCATTTTTTCCTATTTTTTTCAATAGTTCACTTTTTATTTTACTTATATGTTCTATTATATTATAATTTTTATCTTTTTGCTTTTTTGCAAAAAAATCCCTCGTCAAATCTTTAGCTACAATTTCGTAACTGCTTTTATACTTAGTATTTCTTCTATTTTTAAAAAATACATCTATATTTGAAAAATATTCTATATCACTTTCTAATACTACCTGCTCATAATATTCTGAACTCATATTATTTTTTTTGTGTTTTTCTGCTTGATTTCTTTTAAAATTTTGATACTTATCTTTTTCGATAATGATTTCACTTTTATTTTCTAAAAATAATTCTATTATATTTTTAAATCTCTCTTCATTAAATTCGATTCCCTCATCATTTTCTGAATAATAATTATTTTGATTTACATTAACTATAGTATTTTTATTTTTTAAAATATTTATTTCTTGCTGTGTTTTATTGCTAGTCATTATCTTTTTCCTTTTCGTTGTTAATTTGTTTGATATTTATAATACAATCTTTATTCTTTTTTACTTTATTTATTTGAGCAGTATTATTTTTGTTACTTATTTCTGCTCCACTAAAAACATCTTTTAAAAAATTCCAAAATTTTTTTAATATATTAGACATATACAGTTCCTTTCTTTTTCTTTTTTAAAATACAAAATTTTTTATCTCTCAAACCCACTTTTCAACTCTGCCAACCTTATCAATGCTCTTTCTTTCTAAAACATAAATTTTTTATTTCTCATACTTATAACCATACTTATAATCCCTTTGCATTCAACCTTGTCAAGTTCGTGATTAGGAATTATGTAATCTGCATAAGCCGGATTATAAGATTTTAATATTAAATTTCCTGTTCCCTCTTCGAAAAATACTCTCTTTAAATATTTAGAGTCTTCTTGATAAATTAAGGCTTCTTGTCCATTTAAAACTCTTATATCTATACCATCCTGAACATCTACAACTATTATATCGCCATCGTGATAATGAGGTTCCATACTATCCCCTCTTACTCGACAAGCAAAATCTCTTTTTTTCACATTCTTATTTATATTAGGAATGCTTATATATTCTATTTCTTCAATGTTTTCATCCATTTCAATTAATCCATTTCCTGCACTTGCCATTCCGTATATCGGTATTTGAATAAAGCTTGCAAATATTTCATCTGATACATTATTTGAAGGTTTTTTATTATTTATATATTTTTTTATCTCTTCTTTTAGGAAGTCTGTTCTTCCTAGTTCAGCAACTAATAAAAAATTTTCTTTTTCTTCTTTTGTTAATTTAAACTCTTCAATAAATTTTTCTATAAAATTTTTTGACGGATTTTTACTTCCATTTATATATTGGCTTATTGCTCCTTTTGATTTTCCTGTTTTCATTCCAATATACTCATAAGTACAATCTCTACTTTCTGAAAAATATTTTAAAAATTCTCCTAATGTATTAAAATTCATAGTTAACCATCTCCTTTATTAAATAATTATACCACATTTAGTTTACTTTATGGTAAACTTATCTTGTAAATAAAAAACGTATAAATTTTTTTTAGTTTTTTAGTTTACTATTAAGTAAACAGAACTTTGAAAAAGGAGTTGAATAAAATGAGCTTTAGCGAAGGATTAAAATATGCAGAAGGAGCAGAAAGAGCAAGAGATTTGGCTTGGGCTAGAAAATGCGAAGAGGAAGACCAAGCAATAGCTGAATATAAAGAATCGTGTGAATTTCTTGAAAATGAATTCAAGGAATTTAAAGCAAAATATGAAAATCAATTAAAATACATATCGCTGGAAGATTTTCACAACTATCTGATTGGCAGATACGAGTCAGAAAACTATGATTTTGAACCATTTGAAAACATCGTTCTTGACTATATCGAAGACGCAAAGGCTTGGGAAGACTGGGAAAAGAAAAATCCTGGTTACACAGATGAGCAAGAGAAAGAACTTGACAAGGAATGCGATATGATACGTGATGAAATGGCTGCTATTTTATATAAAGAAAATTAAGGAGGAATAAAAATGAAATTTGAAGCATTAGCAATTGTAAACGAAAACAACAAAAAGGTTTTAAAAGAAAGAGAAGCTAAGAAATTAGTAAACAGAATCAAAAAGATTTTTAAAAAATAATTTTAAGGAGATGATTGGAATGAAAACAGTAACAGATGAAATTATGGAAATGATGAACAATGAGGATTTACTTAAAAGAATCCTGAACACTTTGGACAAATCTAAACGTCACGTTGAGTTTTATAACAATGGGTACGGCATTTCAATCGTTCCTGATGTTAATAATTCTACTTTGTATCAGGTAGCAGTGCTAGTTGGTACAGAGGAAGAGTATGATGTTTGCTTCGATACTCCAATAACAGATGATGTTATTGAGGGATTGTCGATTTTGGAAGCTCACGAAATTGCAAAACAGGTTTCGGAGCTTGAGGCGAACTTCTCTGGAACATTGAATTGATGTTTTACCAAGCCCATAAGCGGTTGTGGGTTTGGATAAGATATTAATCTTAGGACAATAAAAATTAAATAGTAAATAGCAAGTGGAAAGCAATAAAAAAAGAGCCGTTGGCTAGACGACTCTTAGAATACGTCCTCTACCCTTAGAATTTATTATTTACTTACGTAAATTTTAAAACACTTCTTACCATAATCTTTAGCATAATATGTTACGCCATTTTTGGTATAAGAAGCTCTAAGGATATACAGACCTTTTTTGTCTCTTCCCATAGGAGGCTACACCCCCTTTCATGTATAGTATTATTTCAAAAGGTTTTCTCTGAGTAGAGAACTAAACTAAGTATAACATTAATCAAAATATTTTTCAACAAAAAAACTGACTATCTTTCGACAGTCAGACCTTTGAAATACTATACACGAAACGGTTTAGCCAAAACCGATTTAAACGAGTTGCTAGCAAAGAGAACAAGAAAACGTTTTTTAATCTCTTTATTGTGTAATTTTACATTATTTTTCAAAAAAAGTCAAGGAAAAAGTGTTAATTTAATCGTGCTATCTATTAACCTCTGCATACTGCACACACAGTACACTGCTTGAGGTATGCAGAAAAAACTGGTATTTCATTGCCAGCTCCTTTCTAAATTTATTAATAATTTTCTTAAAAATAGATAGCACAATTAAGTTAATACAATATTCTTAATCAGTATCAAAGCATATCAGAGTAACAAAAGAGCTTATCTAAAAGCATTTAAAGCAATTCAAAAATTGCTGATTAGGATAGAAACGGAGGTACAAGAATAAGTTTTGAAGAACACAATAATAGAAAAATAGCCAAAAAACTTGCTGAATACATCACAGGAACAGAATTGAGACAATATACAGCAAGGAAAGTTAAAAAATATATTGAAATCGAAAATCCTACAATTTTTGATGGTGCTGTTGGAAGTGGACAGCTTGAACAGTTTATTGAACCCTCAAAATTATATGGGATAGATATTCAAGAACAATCAGTATTGACTACAAGACGCAATTATAAAAATACAGATATTGAAATAGGGAGTTTTTTTAACTATACAAGGGGAGATTTTGTAACAAATGCCGTTGTAATGAATCCGCCTTTTTCAATAGAATTCAAAAGTTTGACAGATGAAGAAAAAGAGAATATCCAAAAGGAATTTGATTGGAAAAAGAGTGGAAAAGTAGACGATATATTTGTATTAAAGTCTCTTAAATACACAAAAAGATTTGGGTTTTATATATTATTTCCTGGAGTATGTTACAGAAAAACAGAACAAAAATTTAGGGAATTGATTGGGAATAATTTGGCTGAATTGAATTTAATAAAAAATGCCTTTGATGATACATCAATAGAAGTAATTTTTATTGTTGTAGATAAAGAAAAAACATCAAACGACATTGAAAAAGAAATTTATGATTGCAAGTTAAAGAAACAAATACATTATGAAAAAAATATAATTCTTGATAATTTCAAATGGGAAATGCCTTATAAAGAATCTGAAAGAGAAGAAATAGACATACTTTCGGTAGAAAACGAAATTGAGAGAGTAGAATTTGAAAAATTTAAAAATGGGCTCAAGCAAGATTTATTTTTAATAGTTAATTTAGGGGCTGATATAAATATAGAAAACAAAATAAAAAAACGGAAAAAGTTTTTAAATGATTTTGAAAAGGAAGTTAAAGAGGCGTTGTGTACAGGAAAAGTGAAATATACAATCGAAGAATTAAAATTATTTTAGAAAGGGTGAATATATGAAGAGAGATATTGTAGAAATATACAAAGAATGCGGTAATTTTCATCAGGCAGTCAAAGAAAGCGGATTACCAGCACTTGTAGCACATGTAAAACTACTATCAAGCGGAGTATTAAAAATACAAGATAAAATAAAATACGGAAGCGAAAGTGCAAAGCTCGGTGGAAAGGCTGAAGAACTTTTTCAAAAGTTAGTTCCAGAAGCAGTTGACGCCAATAAATACTGGCAACAAAATAATCCAAAATATGATTTTAT